TAAGTCATTTCTATCTATCATCCCTATAAAAGGTTGTTCTAGTTTTATTATATCAGACCATTTACAAACGCCCATCTTACCTTCGTCCATGTAAGTAACAACAGGGTCTTCTAACCTGTGGTATCCATAAAGTTTTTCTTTTGTGGGAACGTCTGTTTCAAGCAAATTAGATCTAGGAGCTACCGACACATCTATATTGTTTTCCATGCATTTTGCTAACCAAAACTCACAGCAAGCTTTACCAGACTCTGCAAAGTGCATATTAGTCTTGTATGTAAAATCCACACCAAAAACTGTTAAATGACTCACCTTATTCCACAAAGCAAATGCAATAGCATAAGCAACTGTATTGTTAAAGTAAGCGCATCCTAGATCTCCTATCAAAGGTCCTAACGGAAACTCTTCCGCAGCTGGGACACGTCTATCTAGCTCACATGTGTATATCGGATACTCTATCTTCGGTAAATACTTTCTCATAATTTGAGTCATGCTACCTGCGTCTTCTGTGTCTAAAAACCTAGACATGGGGTCTAATATGAAAGCTCTGTCTACCTCTGGTAGCACACTTACCATAGCGTTTATGGCCCACACTTCATCGAAAGCTAAGCTATGCGTCCTGGACAAATGATAATCTATTTGACTTTGGCCCATTGCAACTAGCGCAATGTTTTTACCTTCTAACTCTGGAAGAGGCTTTTGTAGCATTAGGTGATAGGAATACGAACTTGGTCGTACCTATATTGACTTTGTGTCCCTGCTCCCTCTGCAGTGTTTTTTAGTCTAGCCAGAGCGTCTTCAAACCTCTGATTGTATAAGCCTGTTTCTGCTGGATCCATTTTTAAGAAAATAGAAGCTTCTGTTAAAGAAGCATACAGTAAAGCTATAGGTGCGTTTTCAGATAGCCATGTTTGACCACTATCTCCAGCTGCAGTTAAAGAAGCTGGTCTATAAAAATAATGTAGTTCAAATGTGTAATTACTATCAGGGGTAGGTGCGATAATAAAACTGTCACTATCAAATTCCGCATAATACTTTGGTCTTCCTGTTACAGCTCCTGTCGTGGTCGGTTTGTAGGACCTCATAAAACTAACTTGTTTTAAATTAAGATAGTGATACGTGTTGCTATCTATTACAGCTAGACTAAAAGGAGCTAAAAAATCTGTAGGCATTCCTAAATAAGGAGAATCTGCGGTAGCTGTTCCAGTTACGTTTTTCTTAAAATTGTCTAACCAAACACCTTTTAAAATTCTTTCTTCGGCTTGCTCGATTATTATATTTAAGTTATTTACAAACGTTGTTTCAGAACTATCTACATAATCCTGTATCGCTGTTTTTAATCCGCTATATGTAAATCCTGCCATTATACTGGTCCCGCTGTTACGCTATCTCCGCCACCTGTTACATTACCTGTAGTGGCTGTTCCTGTAGACGTAAACTTATACTCATTTGCATCTACTACAGTTATTGTATATCCACTTGCGCTTTCAAGTACAGTAGTAGTTACTCCATCTACAGCTTCAGTCGCTCTAAACCTAACTATATCTCCTGTGGTTCTACCGTGCTTAAACTCTGTAACAGATATTACAGTGTTTGCACCTGAACTGCCTGTCCTAAAAGGGTTTAAAGGAAGTAAAGTTTCTGCTGGACCTACGGTACAGTCTACTCCGCCTCCTCTAGCTCCTGCTGTTCCTGTTCCAGAACTTGCTGTAAACGTGTATGTGTTGTTATTGTAATTAAGTATATTTGTTGTAGTGTTGGCTGTAACTGTAATCGCATACCCATCAGGGTCTTCTATAACGCTAGTTGTAAATCCATCAAATGCATCTACGTTTCTAAATCTAACTTTATCTCCTGTACTCCTGCCATGATTATCTTCAAACACAGTTATAACTGCGCTGCCTTGAGTCGTAAGAAATGGATTGTTTGTCAAAAGAACTTGAGACGCAGGTTCTGTCCTATCTGGTCTTGGGTTCAGTAAAGCTTCGGGATCAGCTCCAACAGGGGGAGCTTCTAACTGTGGTTGCTTAGGATCAAAGCATTCTGGGCAGGTTTTAAATCCGTCCCATTGTTCTTGTAAATCGCGCAATCGATAGCGTTGTCCGCATGTATCGCAGATTCCGTAAGCTCGTTTACCTGATGCAAATGCCATATCATATTACTAATCTTGGAGGCAGAAACTTAGAACTTACTGAATCAATGTCTTCACTAGCTGCTCTATCCCACTCTTCGTCGTATACAGATTTTAAAAGCTGTATTCTGTCGGGGGCTCTTTTCATAGCTAAGTAGTAAGCTAGTCCAGCAGTGAGACAAGGTAAGAATCTAAATACCACTTCCATATTATTAGTGTAGTCTCCTACATCTTGCATTCTAGTTAGCGCGTAATATTTGATTACGTCTGTAGAGTTTTCAGGAGTAGGGTATAAATATACTTTAGGTGTTATGTGTCTTTCTAAAAAGAACTGTGTTGGTTTCGCTTGGTCAGTTTTATTCGGAGTATATAAATAATCAGATCTACTTAGCCTAGACATTTGAAAGTCTGTGCTATCACGAGATATAACAGCAGATGTAATATCTATAATGTCTGTGCCTAGACTGTACTCATTAGTTCCTTTTGTAACAGTAAAGGTATTCTCAGCAATAAGCCATTGATTGAGTCCTCTGTTGGCCCACTCAGCAATCATTATATTTAGTGAACGTCTCGCTGTTTCTAAGTCATAGCCCGTGCGAAGTTCAAGACCGCACCTTTCGTACGCCTCTTCTATAAGTTCATCTACACTAAGATCAAATGAAGTTGTTCCTGATGTCGCCATTATTCTTCCTCTGCGTATAGGTTATCAAATATTCGATTAACATCCAACGTATAATCTAAATCGGACTTAGAATAATGTATGTGAGCCGATGGTCTAAAATCAGGTGCTCCTTGACCTGTCTCAAACCAAGCTGGGTGTGTAACTCTTACTCTGTTATTTGGCAATGCCACAATATTACCTGTCCATTCTCCAGCGTCTAAAAGTTCTAATACATGACTTTGTTTGTGTTGAGCAGGATCGTCTGCAATTTCGTTTTCTGCGTAGTCTACTGTGAACAAGTATTTAGCAGGATACATTTCTCCTGCTATTTTTGCCAACCAAGGGCATGGAGTCGCTCTGTCTATTACATACACTGCATGGTTGTGAGAAGAACAATCCCAAGGCTGAGCATCATGCACTGCCATTGGCTGTGGCCACTCCACAAATGGTGTGTCTCCAACAAGAGCAGTTATAGGCATCCTTGCCCACATTGCTCCGCCGTGCACGTTTTCCATGCCTTGTTCTTCCTGTTCTTCTGAAAGAATGCCTGTAAAGATAACTTGGAAACTAAGACATCTAGTTGGCATAGTTGTAACGCCCACTACCATGGCGTGTAAAAATTCGCCATGGTATTTCTCGTGGTTGTGAGTGTACTCGCGTCTAACCCAACACTTAAAATGCGGTATATTGCTATGTAAATAAGCCACTATCTATCGTGCCTTATCCTTTTCCGCCTTTTTTCATGCCTTTGGATTTCATGCCAGTTTTACCGCCAGCCTTTATTCCTTTGGTTCTCATTGCTCCAGCGACTCTTCCGCCAAGTCTATAGCCTTTGCTTCTCGTAGCACCAGCTACTTTACCGCCATTGCTATAGCCTTTGGTCATTACACCGCCATTACGCATGCCTTTGGTCATTACACCGCCATTACGCATAGCTTTTCCGCCTTTTTTCATGCCTTTTCCGCCTTGAGCGTAACCTTTAGTTTTCTTAAACATATCTATCTCTTAATTGTAATATGCAACAAAAAAGTCGCAGTTGGTCAAAGCTACATAAGCCCCTTCTGTAAAACGACAGCCCATGCCTGGTATGTAGTGATCGAAAGATTCGTTCGCTGCAGATCCAAACTTAAATTGAGCTATTATCCTAGTGCTACTTGCGCTAGAACCATCGTATATGATGATCTGTGCATCAGCAGCGCTAGATTGAGCTTGTACAGACTGTATCCTTAGTGAGCCTAAATTAGTAGCGGTTCCAGCCCCAGAAGATCCAATAAAACCTTGAAGTCTTCCTGAGCTAGTTAAAGGAACGGATGCTTTTACATCTGAACTCATATTAGTCTCCTATTAAGCGTCAGCAAATGGTGTTACTAAAGTTCCTGAACCTAAGATAATACCTTCAACTGCATATTTT